TTGAGGCGTATAATGATACAAAGAGGCAATTTTGCGCCGTATAACTTTATGCTATGGGGCTTGGCTGCGGCGAGGCTTGGGTGTGTTATCCCTCATTTCCCAGAGCCACCCCCCCCTCCCCCCACCTCGCACTAATGTCTTACAGTATTACAGTCTTACAGTCTTACTGTATTACATATTTGCTTTATGTAATACTTTATGTTATACTGCCTATCTATGGGATTAAGTGACGAAAAGCGTCAAGACCTTGTATCGGTGCTTAACGAGTGGGATAGTATTTCCACAGAGGTGACGTGTGACGCATTGGATTGGCGTACACGCGCGCTACGAGGCATAAAGAACAACGATGTCGATCAGATGAAGGCAGACGCCGCACCGTTGGCGCAATATAAGATTATAGAGCTAATGCAGCGTTCTGAGAGCGAAGCGTTGCAGCTTGACGCGGCTAAGTTTATTTTATCACAGAATGGTCATGGTCCGATACAGAAGGTCAACCATAATGTGATGTATGAGAAGATGGACAGCGAGCAATTGGTAGCAATTTTGAAATCTAAGTTAGCGGAGTTATCAAAATTAAATCCTGCTATTAAGTTGGAGTTACCGTCCAATATTATTGATGCGGAGATAACCTCAGAGGAAGAAATTGTCCACGTCGAAGAGTGAAATAATTAAGACGATAAAATTATTAGAGGGGCAGATAGAGGCTCACGATAATAACAAGTTATCTCTTTATGTGCCACACGATGGGCATGGCGGGTTTAATCAGGAGTCTAAAGATGGGCCGATAGGTTTTCATAGGAGTAAGGCGCAGATACGTCTTATGTGTGCTGGCAATCGTGGTGGCAAATCGGAAACAACGGTAATGGAGGGTATTTGGTTATCACTTGGGATACATCCTTACCACAAGATTGCGGTACCGAATAAGGGGAAGATGTATGGTGACACGTTTCCTATTATAACAATGGAGACATTTGGGCCGAAGTTAAAGAAGTGGTTGCCGAAGAGTGCATTAGATTCGCAGCGTCCTTTTTTAAAAAATCAGATGGGGCATTTGGTAGGCATAAATTTTGCAAATGGCAGTAAGATAACATTTGGTGCTTATCAGCAGGATGCTGGCACGGCGGAAGGTGGCGATTTTGATTGGGTAGCATTTGATGAGCCTCCGCCTCGCAATATCTATATAGCTAATCTTCGCGGTATAGTAGATAGGGGTGGATTGATGTGGTTTAGTATGACACCGCTTAGGGAGGCGTGGATATACGATGAGTTATGGTTACCCGGCGTTAACAAGGAAAAGAGTTACATAGAGTGTTTCAATTGGAGTTCTTACGATAATCCGTACATTGATAAAAAGACTTTGGATATTCTGGCAGCGGAGTGTACGCCAGCGGAGCGTGAGGTTCGTATTGAGGGGTTGTTTAAGCGTTTGCAAGGTCTTTGCATAGATACTTATGACCCCAAGCATTCTGACATAGACCCAATAGAGTTGGACGGTAATTTTGTAATTTATGAGGGATTAGACCCCCATCCAAATGGTAGCAAGCCGCACGCGGCGTTGTGGAAGGCATTGGATAAGAATAAATTTAGATATGCGTGTGCGGAGTTGAGTTTTGACGGAGGGGTTTACGATTTTGGTCAGGAGATAGTAAAGGTTAGGCGCCGGCTGCAAAAAGATGGGGCGATGTTGATAAGGAGTGTAAGTGATAGCGCTGTAAATATTGAGGATAAGGAATTAAAGATAAATTTAAAGGACGAGTTGTGCCGGTCGATACGCGATGCAGGTGAGATTATTATGCCACAGATGGCAAATAAGAAGAATTGGCTTAATCCCGGAATTGCAAAGTTGAAGGATTTATTTAGGCCGATAGTACAGGCCACAGAAAATGGGTTAGTAATGCCGTCTGAGTATTTATTTAGGGGCATGGTGCCGCAATATAGGCAAAATTTATTGCATTATCAATGGCCGGACACAATAACATCGGCTGATATTAAGCCTATACCGTTGCACGACGATTATATTGCATGTAGCAGATATATTGAATCGGTGGCACCTAAGTTTGAAACTCCAGGCCAGAAGGCAATGTTTATAAAAAATAATAATCAAGCATATACAAGGAGATAAAATGAAAAGAATAATTCCAGTTGATCCTGTTTTTAGGATTCCCAACGAAAATGTAAATTCAGAAGCGTTAGTGCAGCGTGCGATAGAGAAACAACATGCATTTGAGACAGATAGAAGTCAATGGTTAGCTAGCAGAGAAAAATATTATCTAGCGTGGGATGATTATACAAGCACGCCATTTAAGGGTTTGTGGGAAGGTAGCGCTAACATGCATTTCCCACTAACTGAGATACAATGTAATGCAATGCACGCGATGATAATGCAAGCAATGTTCTTTCAATATCCTTGGTTCTATGTGGACCCGCAAGAGGATATAGATTTATATAGGATTAAAAAGATAGAAAGGTTTATGAAGTATGTATTGGAGAGATATGTAAATAATCATAAAGGTATTTATTCGGCCATAGATGATTGGGCAATGGATTTAGTAACAGAAGGTGTTGGCATTTTGAGTCGTAGCTGGAAAGTTGAACAACGTAGAATGAGAACGATAGAGAAAAATGATGAGTTCAAGGTAGCGCGGTTAGAATTACAGAAGATGTTAGACGATACCGAAGAGAAGGATTTTGATTTAATGGCTAAAGACTTTTTAAAGATGCCATATGTTGAAAAGTCAATAATAAAAACTGTTTTCAATGGGCCAATTATCAGAGCAGAAGACCCGATGCTAATATTATTTCAAGGCGACGTAGTAGATAGCATGGATTTAAACGAGCATGAGACAGTTGTAAAGGTTTGTTACTTTAACGAAAATGAATTGATAAGTTTTAGAGACAGCGAATTTTTCGATGAAGATGTTGTCAATAAGATTTTAGCTACAGAGCCGATAACAACAGCTCAGAAAATTAACAATCGCACAAGCGGAAAGCAGCGAAATGAAGATATTCAGACTGGAGTTAATAGGTCTAATAATTCTGGTGTATGGGAATTTTATAGGGTGTTTGATACGGCGCACTTAGACCCTACCAAAAAGCGTAAAGACTTAGCAGAAAGGTTGGAATATTTCGTTCATCCGGCGACCAATACGTTAGCGCGGTGGACGTATTTGGATAGAGTAAGCTCCGATGGTAAGATACCGTTACATATGGCTCATTTGTATAGACGCCCTAGAAATAGCATGGGGCGTGGTATTACTCAGACCATGTATTCGTTGAATAACTCTTTAGATATTTTGCTTAACCAGAGTATTGACGCCGGCATGTTGGCTAATAATCCGATGTTTGGTTATAAGGGAGATGGCACGTTTGACCCCGGTGAGGTGAGGGTGGAACCGGGCTTGGGAGTTAAGTGTGATGACCCAAATAGTGACATTAGATTTTTTACATGGAATGTTAACCCCAATTGGTCGGTGAATATTCAGAGTGGGTTGTTGTCTATGGCGCAGCAGTTGACGGCTATTGGGCCAAGTCAGATGGGGCAGATAGCTGGTAGAGTCGGGCCATTGCGTTCGACAAGTGGTGTTAATGCGATGGATAGAAACGCGTCCACAATTATGGATCCTATTATTAAGCGCGCTAAGTTGTGCTTATCTGATGTATTTTATGGTTTGTATTTAGACTGTACCGAAAGGATGCCTGAGCTGGATAAGATAACAATTACAGGCGCTGAAGGCATTCCGTTGTTTGATGATGACGGCAATATAATGAAGGAAGAAATTTCCATTTCTGAGTTAAGCAAGAAAGTGCATTTTGGTTTATATGCTAACTCAATGAACATTAATAGAGATGTAATAAAGGAAAATGCTGCGGCGATAGCGCAGTTTAGTTTTCAGAAATTGCCAGTTGAATTAGGGATAGTAGGACCAAATGAAGTGTATGAGACTTTATTGGAAATGCATAGAGCTATTGGCACATTGAATCCCGAAAGATTTGTTAAGAAGCCTAAAGATGCTGGTGCGTTGCCAATTAAATTTGAACTTGCAATGATAATGCAGGGTTTAACTCCGCCTATTATTTATAATGATCCCGAACATGAGGCTAAGATTGAACTTTATACGCAGCTTTTGGGATCAGAGACAGCGGCGCTGGAAGTAAAATATGGTAAAGTAGCGCCAAATGCTATGCAGGTATTGAAGGAAGTTATTGTGAAACATCAACGATATTTTGAAATGTTACAGCAGCCTAGCAATGTAGAAAATCCATTTGGCGGGAATCAGAGTCCAACGTTAGGTTTACAGGCTGGTCAGTCTGTCCCGCAGCCTCAGCTTCAACCGCAAGCGCAGCAACAACCAATGCCAGAGGAACAACAACCAGAAGGAGAGATGAATGTCTAGCTATATTGATAGAATGAATGAAGTTATTGTAAAAGCCAGAGAGGAGGCTAAGCAAAACAAAGTTAAAAAGTTAAAGATGTCGGATAGGGAAACGCAGATTGCAAAAGCGTTAGTTGATTTAATGAATAACGATAGCTTTAAAAAATTTATTGAATTGGAAAATGATGAAATAGGATCATTGATGGCTAATGCATTTAAATATGTTGAAAGCGATTTGGTAAATTTTGGTGAGAAGATGGCTTTTAATAAAGGTCGGTATGAACAGATGTTGAGTTTTAGGCAGCGTCGCGAAGAAATGGTTAAACGTTATATTTATATAGTTGAAAACGAAGGCATAAAAAAAGGAGCTTAATATGGCTAAGATAAAAAAGTTAGAGGTTAAAAAGACAGCAACTCTACATCCCAAAGGTGTAAAGAAGCCGGGCTTTAAACCTAACGTTACAAAAATTAAAAAATAAGGAGATTTAAAAATGAGTGGAAATAATGCACCGGCTGGAGTTCCGGAAAATCAAACTCCAACTATAGATATTGAAAAGTTGAAAAGCGATATTGCTTCACAGAATGAAAACCTGCTCAATGCTGCAATGGCTAAGATTGATGAAAAGATTGACGCAAAAGAAAAAGAGCCTGAAGGTTTTTCTTATGACGATGCACTAGATGAATTTAAAGATGACCTTAGTAATTTGAGAGTAGATGATACTCAGGCTAAGGCGTTGTTAAATATTTTTAACAAGCTCATGTCTAAGGAACAACCTAAAGTAAAGAAAGAGGTTTTAGATGAAGTGTCTGCAAAAACAAAGGCAGAACGCGCAAAGGAAGCCATTGAAACAGAGGTTGCTACTTTGTATCCAGATGCTTTAAATAAAAATTCTAAGTTATTTAAACAGGCGGCGGCTGAATACAATGCTTTGTCTGACACGGTTAAAAGATCTCCCGATGGCCAAGCTGTTGCTGTTTTAAAGGCTGCTGCAAAACTAGGCATTGCACCTATGGATATAAACCAGATTAGGGCAAATCAAGCAGTTGGGCCGGATGGTTCAAGTGGTAAACCAAGAAATAGTGACAAAGTTACTGAAAAACAAATAGAATTGGCTTCTAGATTTGGCATTAAGGCAGATAAGTTTGAAGAGAAGCTTAAAGCAATTAAAGCAAAATCTAGGTAATTGATGTAAGTAATTATTTTAATTGACAAAAATATTTTTTAATGTTATAAGGAGACCAAAATGAGTGAAGAACTTGAAAAGTCGGAAGCGGTAGAGCCGTCAAGTGTAAAGCAGTTAAGGCGTAGAAAGGCAGCAACAGAAACGCCTACAAAGGTTGGGATGTCGTCAAATATTGCTGAAGTTACGAAGCGTAATTTAATGTTGAAAGTTTTAGAGCGTAAGCAAATTTTGACAATTCCTGATTTTATTAAGCAGAAAAATCCCGACAAATTTTTTGTTTGGGTAAATTATAATAGATTACAGCAACAGGGTATGTGGCACCATAATGGTTATACTTTGTATCATACTTCTGAGGAAGAAAAGAATGAAAACCAGAAGAAAACATTTGGAGCTAATGCTGATAATTTAGTGCATAGGAATGAAATGGTTTTAGCTTATCTTCCTATGGAAGAATATGAACGTAGGAAGCAGGAAATTGAGATTTTAAATGGTACGAGGGATGCTACAGAGATTATTACTAACGATCCCAATTTAAGGGGTTTTAGTCCTCATGCCAATGTAGAAAAAGATTTTGTTTCATCAAACGAAGATGAGAGTTAAAAAGGAGGCCAGATATGGCGAACACAGATTTTGCGAGTGGTTTCGAGCCATTGAAGTACGAGAATGGCGGTGAGTTGCAGGTAGAGGAAGGTACTATTTCTGATAGCAATAGTGCTATTGGTTATTTTGATCCGCTTGAGATGCACACCGATGGTTATCTTCAGCAGGCGCAGGCAGCGTCAACACGTATTGTTGGCGTAGCGGCAGAGTATAAGGCCGCTAATAGTGGCGGTACAATTAAGTATTATCCGGCTACAGGGCTTGTTATGCGTGCGCAAGTTGACGATGCAACAGTAGCGGCTCAGGCAGATTTGGATTTGACATACGATATGGTTGTTGGTGCTCCTAATGCAACGACAAAGCGTTCTATTTTTGAGATTGATGGTGATTCGTCACATGCTACGGATAAACCTCTTACGATGCTAAGAGTAGCTCCAGCACAGGATATTGTTGGTAATGCACTTGGAGCGAATGTAGCACTTGAGGTTAAATTCACACCTAAGTGCATTAAAGCATAAGGAGACTATATGGCAACTAACATTAGAAGTAATTTTGCTGATTTTTTTGGTACAGATAAATTGCCGGAACTACAGGCTGTTATCGAAGCTAGTACAGAATCGTATCCGTCAATGATTCCCGTTCTTTTCAATGAAGAGGGAATGACTACTGACATCGCGCAGCACTCCACGATGTCGGGTCTTAGGAATCCGATTCAGGTAGGTGAGGCGGTCCCTGTTCAATTCCAGACCATTAAGAGTGGCTATCCGAAAACTTATACTGCTAATAAATGGGGTACAGGATATAGGATTTCAAAAGAAGCTGTTGATGATGGTAAGTTTGGCTTTATTGAACGTGCTACAAAGTCATTTGCGCGTGGTATGTTTGAAGTTAAAGAAATTGCAGCGGCAGACGTTTTTGACAATGGTTTTACAGTCAATGGTTATGATGGTGTTCCGCTTTTCTCAGCTTCACATCCACTTGAAAACGGCGGTGGCGTAACAGGTAATAACTTGCTGACGGCTGCTGAGTTGTCGATTTCTTCATTCCGCGATCTTCGTAATATTTTCCAGAATCAGCTTAACGAAGATGGACAGTTTATTAAGTCGAAGCCAAAATATTTGGTAGTGCCGCAAGCTTTGCAGGATGTAGCTATGGAACTTGTGAAGTCGCAATATAACCCTGAGAACGCTAATAACGCTGTTAATACGATCTATGATTCACTTCAGTTGCTACCTGGCAACTATTGGCAGTATCTTGATAGCGATACAGCTTTTTTCATGATTGGCGATAATCATTGGCTTATGTTTATGAACAGAGAGCCGATGACGACTGATTCTGATTATGATAAGAAAGCGCGTTGTTGGGAATTGATGTGTTTCTCACGTTGGGATGTTGGCTATAGCAACTGGCGTGATGTTTGCGGTTGCGCGGGAGCATAATATGATGAAAAAGAAAAAAGGCAAAAAAGGTAAAGGTTGCGGTAAATAATTGGGTAAAGGGCCGGTGAAACTCCGGCCCACTACCTTTTCTTTAGTTCAGATAAGGTAGTCCGAAATGGAGGTTTTTATGTCGTTTACGAATTTTCCTAATGGCATTACGTCGTTTGGTATTCCTGTATATGGAAATAT